GTAATTCTTAGTCTGTCTTTTGGGTTTCTTTGGTTTCATGGTCTGTTTGAGTGGTTTCACTTCAATCAAATATCTTTTGATTCGACCTGTATTCTCTTGCACTTTGATGTAAAAGTCTGGGAAGTATCTATGAACCTTATTATCAACAGGTGATAAGTATGGAAGTGCTATTTCCTCACTTCCCCATTCAAGTATTCTTTCATTTTTGTCACAATACACCATGAATTTTCTCTCCCAAAGGGAGCGATATATGATGTTAGTGGGATCACCTTTATACTTTTTAGGGTATGAGGGATAATATTTTCCCTTATATGACATAAATAGAAATAACAATATATACGTATTTAGAGTGGCAGAGTCATTAGCAAGAAGTATAACCATGTCAAATGCCAAGGGTCTCATAGGAGCCTTGGCACAAGATAATCATTATGTGGTTACGTTCTCATCTCTCACGCCTCAAGTTGAATCTTATCTTCGACAATATACAGGTATTAGAAATGTAAAAGATTTTTTATCAAGAAAAACAGGAATATTATGTAGTGATGCAGTGTTGCCAACAACATCTTATGCAACTGCAGAGGTAAAAGATAATTTTATGGGTGTTCCTCAACAATTTGCACATACAAGAATTTATACTGATACTGATTTTTCTTTTTATATTGATGAAGATTACACACTTCTTAAAATATTTGAAGGTTGGATGGAATATATTTCAAGTGGTGCTACTCAAGTCAATTCTGCTAATAGAGCATTTTATCGCAGAATGAGATATCCTGATAGTTATAAATGTAACACAATGTATATTAGTAAATTTGAAAAAAATTATAGAACTGCACTTAGATATCAATTTGTTAATGTATTTCCTAAGAGTATGGGATCGGTTCCTGTATCATATAAAAGTGCAGATTTACTTAAAGTGACCGTATCTTTTAATTTTGACCGCTATATAGTAAGAGGTTAAATACCTATTTAAATAATTTTAATATATTGAAACATTATGCCTTTACCAAAGATTAATACTCCAACTTATGAGTTGACATTACCCTCTAATGGTAAGAAAATAAAATATAGACCTTTTCTAGTCAGAGAAGAAAAAATTCTTATCATGGCACTAGAAACGGAGGACATGAAACAAATAACTGATGCTGTACTTGAAATTTTAAATGGTTGCATCATAACTAAAGGTGTTAAGATTGAAGACTTACCATCTTTTGATATTGAATACTTATTCTTAAATGTTCGTGCAAAATCGGTAGGTGAAAAAGTTGAGGTTAATTTGACTTGTCCTGATGATAATGTAACGTCTATTACTATTGACATTGATTTAGACTCAATCAAAGTCAAAAAAGATAAAAATCATAAGAAAGTTGTCAAACTAGATGATAACCTATCTTTGAAGTTAAAATATCCAACTATGGATAACTTTATTAATAATAATTTTGAATCAAATGAAGATATCACAGACATTAAGACAACACTTAAACTAATAACCTCATGTATTGATATCATCTATAATGAAGAGGAGAGTTGGACTGGATCTGATTCGACAGAAAAGGAATTAATTGAATTTGTAGAGCAATTAAATACAAAACAATTTCAAGCAATCGAAAACTTTTTTTCTACAATGCCAAAATTAACTCATTCTGTAAAAATCAAAAATCCAAAAACTGAAGTTGAATCTACTATCGTATTGGAGGGACTAGCAGCTTTTTTCAACTAGGTATGGCTCATACGAATCTAGAGTCATACTTTAAAGTAAATTTTGCCTTGATTCAGCATCATAAATACTCATTGACGGAAATTGAAAATATGATTCCTTGGGAAAAGGACATATACTTATCATTACTCAAGGAGCACATAGAAGAGGAAAACTTAAAAGCACAACAAAGAAACAATGGATAACTCCCCAGTATATGAAAATTTTATGAACAAAATGGCTGCCATGCAAAGTAAGCCAAAAATAAATGCGACCACAATGAAAATAGGTAGCAATGGGTTAGAGAAGAGAGTTGCTAATAATGAGAGAAAAATTACTGCAATAAAAAATATATTCAAAGCACAGAAAATTGATATTGGTGAAAAAATTAAACCAAGTAATTCATCCGTTGAGATACTTACTCAAACAAATGAAACACTTGTAAAAATTAAAGAACAATTAGAATTAGATTTTATTAATAGTAAAAAAACAGAGGAGGATAGATTAGCACTTGAGAAAAAATTATTATTGAAAGATCAAAGAGATAAAAAAGAAACTGAGATTGAAACTGTTAAAAAAAATAATAAATTTATTAGAGAAACAAAGAAAAAAATATTGAGTCCTTTTCAAAATATATTTTCTAAATTAAAACAATTAGCATTAATTTTAGGAACTGGTTTATTGATTAATAATGTTGTTAAATTGATGTCTAAACCAGAATTTGTTGATGGTCTTAAACGAGTATTTGATTGGACAACAAAAAATTGGAAACTGATCGCAGTTGCAGGTGCTGGATTACTTGCATTAAATATTGCTGGAACTGCTGCAACACTGCTAAAAATAGCTGGTGTTATGAAAGCTATTGTTTTTAGTCCAGCTTTTATTGCAGGATTGATATTTTTTGCACCTTCACTTTTCAAAGGTTTACCACCAACACAAAAAGAATTAATAAGTCAAATGATAAAAATGGGTGGAGTAACAAAAGAAAATAGAGATAAACTCATAGCAGAAAAACAAGCATTAATTGATAAAGAAATGTCTAAAAACTTTTTTTTAAGAAGACCTGGCACGATTCAAGCTTTAGAGAAGGAAATAAGATTTTTAGAAACTGGAGAATTTGGTTTTGGTTTCAAAGGTAAACCATCAAAAAAAATTGATTTTGAAGCAATGTTTAAAGGTGCAATGTTAAAAGATGCAATTATACAAGATCCAAAAGATTTTCATGATGGAGGTTTTAATCCTAGTGGTGTGGGTAGAGTACATCAAGGAGAATTTGTAGTAAAAAAATCTGCTGTTGACAGAATTGGATTAGAAAATTTATATCGAATGAATGATGGAGAATTAGGTTCAATCAATGTCGAACAATTAGCACCGATTGATCTAAGAAGTATGAAAACTGCAAAGAAAACAAGCACGATGTCTGCAACATCAGTTGAACACATTAATCCGATTAACTCAATTAATCCTTATATGTCTGAGGTGCCGATTTTATTTGGATTTAATGATCTAGTATATACATAATATGAATGAACAACTAGAACAGCTAAAGATAAATGCAGATAACATAAGTAGTGTGTTGTCAAGGAAAAAAAGTTCGCTTAGAGGAATTAAAGTAGAGAGAAAAAGATTACTTTTAAAACAGGCAGATGATAAGAAAAAAAGAAAAGCAGAAAAAAAATTAGAGGCAAAAAAATCACCTTTTGGAAAATCATTAAAAAAAATTAAAAAAACTACTTCCACAAATAACTTGTTTAAAGGTTTAGGTGGTAATCTTATGAAATTTATATCATTGTTATTATTAGGTATTGCACTTAATAATCTTGATGAAATTAAAGAAGCAGTTACTAAAGCATTTAAAAACGTTAAAGAAGGTCTGACAACAGTATCAAACGTGATAAAAACAATTTATGAAAAAACTGAAGATTTTGTAAATATGTTTAATAATGATGAGCAAAACGAGGATAATTTTGAAAAATTAAATGATGAGATGGAAGAAGTTTCAAAAATGAGTGATAAATTATCACCATTAATGAAAACTATCAACAATGCATTAAACAAGGCAGGTGGCACTGAATTTGGATCAACAACTGCGAGTGGAACTTTACCCACAGGTGAAACATTTGATGTAATTAATGTATTTGATAAAGATAAGGGTGATACATCTATTATTAGATTGAAAGAAAATGATGGTTCTTTTTCAATCATATCTAAAGAGGAACTTGAAACAAGAATGTCAAAAATAATTAATCCAAATAATTCAATGAGGATGGTTGAAATAGAGGATAACCAGTGGTGGGATATTGCTGATCGTTTTCCTGATAATGTTAAATATATAGATGTATATAATGCAAAAGAGGATTTTAATGCAAAAGAAGAATTAAAAAGATTGCAAAAAACAAATCCTAAGAGATATTCTGATACAATTATTAGAATACAACCAGTAATCATAGACCCAGAATAAAATGTCAGCAGCAGGACCTTGTAATTATACATTTCTTAAAATCGTCAAACCAAGTGGACATGACGAGAAGAATGCTGGTGTCGAAGTAGAAACGAAGGGTAAAATACTAGGATTAGATTACTATGAAAGTGTATATTCACCGATGGTGACTGCTAACATGGTTCAGTTTGATACAGGTAACTCTGTTGTTGATAGTCGAACTGGTTTAAGAGGTACACTCAAAGATGCGTTACCACTTGAGGGAATGGAAGAAGTTTTCTTTAATGTTGCAACAAGATATGGCGACTTAAATTTTTTAGATATTCCAATGATTGTTACAGGCACACCTCTTTCGATTGATGAACCTCAAAAACAAGTGGTTAACATACCATTGGTATCAGAGGGTGCTATGATATGTGCAAAAAAACCTTTGAGTAATGTGTATCAAGAGGCAAGAATTAGTGATATTGTAGAAAAAATACTAGATGAATATGATTTAATCGTAAATGAAGTTGAAGCAACGAAAAATGTTGATAAAGTATCTGGTGGTCACAATTCACCCTTAGATGTTATACTAGGTTTATGTAAAAAATCATTCCCTGCTGATTACGAAGATCCTGGTTATTTCTTTTTTGAAACAAAAAGTGGATATAACTTCAGATCAATTGATGGTATGATTACTGAGGGTATTAGAAGAATTGAAGAAAATTTAGATGGGTATGCCGACTCTCATACTTACAAATATTTTGGTAGTTTAGACGCTAAATTAGAACAGGTTGAAGGTAATGATTTTAAGGTGCTTCGTCCACCTCTCGTTAAAAAAGATCAAGATCAATTATCTGCACTTAAACATGGTAAATATAATGTTCGTGTATGCACCTTGAATACTTTAACACATGAATATGATGAAAAGATTGAAAATTTATTATTTAACCTTGAAACCACTTTAGGTGATGTACAACAAGAACATGTAGAAGATGAGGATTATTGTAAATCCTATACATACGTACTCAATCCTGGTGCAGATGAACAGGGGGTTAGTGAAAAGATTTTAAATAATCCTGCTGAATATGAACCAATGGCGAATATGAGATATGGTATGTTACATACACAATTAATTGATGTACAAGTCCCCTGTAATGTGAGACTTGAAGCAGGTGATGTGATTAAATTATGGTTAGAAAATATTACACAAGACGAAAAATTATTATCTATATACAATCAACATCGTAGTGGATACTATCTTATTTTAAATCTTTGCCATCATTTTGATACTGATAATTCTTATACATCCATGACCTTAGCTAGAGATACTTACGGATTATACGCAAATAATTATTAATGACAGAACCAACCTCATCATCACCGTTTATTAATTCTGCCAACAAACAAATGTATGGCAAAATCCCATTGCAATCATGGGTGGGAAAGGTTGTGTCATATGAGCAACAAACAGAACAATTAGATGAAGGTTGGGGTTGGAGATATAAAGTAAGAATATTAGGAGATAATTCAAACATTGATCAGGTAGAGGGTGGTGAATTAAGTTATGCACTGTGCATTCTTCCCACCACAGCTGGATCTGGTGCTGCCTTTAAATTACGATCCGTTAGAATTAGTCAGGGAGACATGGTATATGGAGTTTTTGGTGGAGATGGACCTCGTATTATATTAGGTGTGTTTCCAAGAACAACGAAGTCAGCAATATCATCAGGTAAATTTGGTACACTAACAGGTTTTTATGGATCTTTAAATGGTAACACTGGTATATTAAGTGGTGAATTTAATGAACAAATCGGACCTGAAACACCTGATGTAACTACATTAGACCCAAAAACTTATAATAAATCAAATAAAGATGATTCATCTGAGAAATTAAATGAATTGGGATATGATAGAAACCAAGACGGAGAAATAGATGATACAGAAAAAAAATTAACTCCTACTAGAACTGCTGGTAATAAAGAGTGGAAAAAAGAGGAAAATAATGGAGCGATAGTCACTGCACAATTAGAAAATATATTAGAAAACTCTTATGATAAATCTCAAGTTTTTGTTGCAGGACTAGATGAAAAGGCAAATCGTGCCAATTATGAAACATACGCCACTGATGCAGTAAATCAGGCACTTAAACAAAATCTTATAGATAAAAGTGAATCAAAAGATATGATTAGATTAATAAGAAAAGGTAAACCAGATGAAGCACTTAAAATATTAACACCACCAGAAGATGAATAAATATAACAGTCGAATAAAAACATGACTTGTATTCCAGCAGCAGTATCATATAAATGTTTTCCTAAAAAAGGTGCATCATCCATATCAAATTCTTTAACAAAATTTCTAAATGGTGCATCAGGTGGTCTTGGGAAAGCGTTTACTATGGTCGATGGTCTTGATACTGCCGTAAGTGAAATATCTGATGCATTGGATGGATTTACAACTAGTTTCAGTGGTTTGCTAGAAGGTAAATTAATTGAATTTATTGATCTTGGTTTAATCGCAGCTAAAAATTTTATTTTTAATAAGATTACCAACCCACTAGCTGCTATTGCACAGAATGATGCATTTGTAAATGCAGCTTTTAAACCCATAGGTGGACTTTTTAAAGCATTTGGATGTCTTGGCTCTACAATCAAAAAGGCATTGAAAAGCACAATAAAAAATCTTCTTGTTAATATGGTTAAGAAAGGGTTTATAAATCCACTTGAATGTGCTGTGCAAGATTTTATTGGAACACTTACTGATAAAATTAGTAGTTTAATGGACTCAATTATCGGACCATTAATTGAACCCATTAATAGTTTATTCAGTATTGTTGGTAAAGGATTTGGATCTATCAAGGGTGCTCTTGCAGGTGGTCTTAACATTCTTGGTAAAATTGGTGGTCTATTAGCTTGTGCAGATGGTGGTGGTGGAAAATGCCATTTGCAAAAAGAATATTGTTTGAAAAAACAATCAAAAAAACCTAACAGTAATAGAAACGATCAAAACTTCATAGCAAAAGCAATTGATAAGGGAACAAAAAAAATTGGTAATCTAAGTGGTAAACTTGATGAAGAAACTGGTAATTTACAGAAATTAATGATGAAAGAAGATTTTAAACGGGATGATATTACATGTGATACAGGAAATATATTAGATTGTGGATTACCAAGAGTTGAATTCTTTGGTGGTGGAGGTGAAGGTGCAGCAGGAGATGTGATACTTGGAAACTTTATTGAAGAAGTTGATAATCAGGTTAAGAGTATAGAAGTTACTGATGAAGATACTGGAGCACGGATTTCAAACTTTACAAGTTTGGTTGAAGATGTAAAAACAACTGCAAGTATTATTGGTGTGGATATTACATATCCTGGTGAAGGATATACAAGTGAACCATTAGTCGCATTCGTTGATAATTGTGATCAGGGTTATGGTGCTTATGGTCGTGCTACAATAGATAAAGATCCAAATTCACCTACATTTGGACAAGTCACTGGAGTTGTTATGATTTCAGAGGGTTTATTTTATCCAACAGGAGAAGAAACAGATGTATTTGTTGATTATGTAGAAATTGAAGATGGTGGATCAGGTTATAATTTAGATGATAATTTGGGTGATTTTAAAATATGTAAGGTTGATGAAAATGGAAGTATAACTGAAATGTGTCCTAATAATAAGGCATATCGAACTCTTCCTAATATAAATCCCATCTCAATCACAGGAAGTGGTGCTATATTAACACCAGTCATGACTCGCAGAGCTGTAACCACTGGTGTAATTAATGTTATAGATTGTATTGCTCCTAGAAACAATGGTATTGTAGGATTTGTAAATGGTAAACCATATAGAGGACCTTTCCATCTACACCCGACAAGAGGTGTAAAAATGGTAGGAGTTGCACATACAACTTCTGCACATGCGATTATTTACGATACACCACAAGAAAGTTTAAGATCAGGTGGAGCACCAGCATCAAATGTTGGATCTACTCAAGTTAATTTAAGATCAATACAACAATTATTACAAGAAAGTGAGACTGAAACTGAGACAACTACAACTGAACCATCACCGACCACACCTAGCATGGATACTTATAGTGATCCAGTTGATGAGTCTCAAAATAATACACCACCACCTGCACCACCAAGTTCACCACCACCAAGTTCACCACCACCTAGTTCACCTCCTCCAAGTAGTGGTTCATCAGGTGGAGGATATGGATATTAATTATGTCTAATAGTAAAAGTGAAAGTAGAGTACTAGATGTCTTTGGTCCGAACCTTCTCATTGAGACAAACGGACCAGTTGGTGTTGCAGGTCCTGTCGCATATCAACTATATTCTGTTACTGATAAAGGAATGAAATATCAGCAAGCATTACATGGAAGTGGACTTGCAACCATAGAAGCAGACGGAACTTTAGAAATACAAACTGGTTTTAAAAATAAATCAGGTGCGATAAGTTACATGGCTATGGCACATAAGGGTGACATGTGTATGACAGCAGAAGATGGATGGATTCGATTGTATGGACAGAACATTGTTTTAGAAGCGGCAAATGAATTAGTCTTAGAGGGAGCAAAGATAACATTAGGAAATGTTGACCAAACTACTGATACCACTCAAATATTAGGTAGGAGAATAGAATTAGGTGACAGTAAGAAGGGTGGTACTTCAGAAATAGTTGTCGTTAGATCAAAAAGAATTACTAGGCAAGGTGGTAATATATTTCTTAAAAGTCCTTTAGGTAATATGACCACGATTGCAGGTATAGCACAAGCAGCATTTATAAATGGTAATGTTAGGGCAAGAACAAGAAGGGGCGAAAACCCATCAGGATTTTAATGGAAAGACCATCACAAGATATAGATTTAGGAGGCGGTGATAATTCGTTTAATAACCTGTATATCACAGGTAAATTAAATTACGCTTTTGAAAAAGATGATATAACTTTTAATTCGATTACCGTAAATAATGATGCCATATTCACTGGTGATATTACACTTGATGAAATTACTGCGAGAAATGCAAATGTTACTGGTGTAGCAACAGTTGGTACTAATTTATATGTCAATGGTAAATTGTTTGATGGTGATGGAGATTTTGGAACATCAGGTCAACTTTTGTCATCAGATGGTACAGATTTAAGATGGATAAATGCCAGCACGACAAGTGTTGCTAATGCTAATAATGTCGGTACAAATTCTAATTCGACAAATGCAAGTCAATTTATTACCTTTGTAGAAAACAGTAGTGGTAATAATCCAATAAGGATAAACTCTAATTTAAAATATAATCCATCAACAAATACATTAAATCAAATAAACATCGCAGGTAGTTCAACCGCAGTCAACCTCAATGTCACAGGCAATCTAGAGATTGGTGGACAATTAAAAGATGGTGATGGTAATTTTGGATCAGCAGGTCAATTATTATCATCAGATGGAACTAACACCGCATGGATTAATACAGGTTCACTTACAGCAGGTGCAGCGGCAGATGTTGGTGTTTCAGCAGCGACTGCAAATGCAAATCATTTTATTACGATGGTTGACACTGCATCAGGTAATGAAAAAATAAGGGTAGATACAGATTTAACGTATAATCCAGTTACAAATACACTTAATGTACCAAATATTTCTGGTAATGGTTCTGGTTTATCTGGTATTGAGTCTTTTGTAACAGGTATGATTATTTTATGGTCTGGTTCAGTTGGATCAATACCATCGGGATTTGTCTTATGTAATGGTTCAAACGGAACACCAGACTTAAGAAATCGTTTTGTTGTTGGAGCAGGAGATTCATATAGTGTAGGTAATAGTGGTGGTAGTAATGATGTCACCCTATCAACATCACAATTACCATCACATGGTCATTCATTCTCTGGTAGTAGTCATAATCATAGTTCTGGTGGTCTTAGTGGAAGCACTAATAATCAAGGTTCTCATGCTCATACCCTACAGATTGCCAATGGTAGTGATGATAATGATTCCGATGATCGAAGACTTAAAACCATTTTTCAGTCTCAACAAGCAACATTTAGTGGTGCTGTGAATAGTAATGGAGGTCACACTCATTCCATTAGTATTAGTGGTAATACTGGCAATCAATCAATTGGTGGATCAATCGGAAATACTGGAAGTGGTGCATCCATCGAAAACAGACCACCATACTATGCACTTTGCTATATCATGAAAACATGATATAATATAGTTAATTTTATTTTTATTATGGCCACTTTTGTTAGAAATATAGAAGATAGACCAAAAGCTGCGATAGAAGATTTTATTTATATTAGGGATAATGCTCTCCCTGTAGATTTTTGTGACCGTATTATTCAAAGATTCGATGGTGATGATAGAAAAGAAGATGGAGTTGTAGGAGGCAATAAAGTTGGTAATACAAGAGTTGATAAAAATGTTAAAGATACAAAAGATCTAAAAATAAGTGTTTACGATGATTGGAAATATGAGGATGATGTTTTTTTTAAATCTTTATCGGAGGGATTACAAAAATATTATGATTTTATTATTGATAAAAATGCAGGAATATGTAATGTTATTCCAAGTTCATCATTTAATACAAATGATACTGGATATAAATTACAAATGTATGAACCCGAAGGAACGTATCACTGGCATCATGATTGGTCGATGGAATCTCAACCAGTCTCAACGAGAATTTTTACGTTTATGTGGTATCTAAACACAATTGATGAAAAAGATGATGGGTACACTGAGTTTGCTGACGGAACAAAAATACAACCTGTAGCAGGGAGACAAGTATTTTTTCCAGCAACTTGGACATTTGTTCATCGTGGATATCCATCTAAAGTTAGAAAATATATTTGTAATGGTTGGATTTATGCAAGACCGCACGACCCTAGTTGACACAACTAGATATTTACACTATACTGATATTATGTAAAAATGCCACCATATTTTATGTTTGACGATTCTGTTGTGGGTGTTATCATTGACATCTGTGCTCGAACTTTTTTAGTATTAAGTGATCAGGGTAGAGAAAGAAAGGTAACATGTGAAAGTGTTGACCAATTTATGAGAGTTCATAAAGTATGTACTGATCAACTTCCCATTGAATTAATAAAATATGATACAATTACAACATAAATAAAACGGTCTGCAAAAAACACATGAAAAAGGAGAAAACTCCGACTGAAAAATTACATGATGATATTCGTAGAATGAAAAAAAGTGAGAGAAAAACTGATGATGAAATTGTACGCATCTATAGACATGAGAACGATGACGCAGGCTAAATAAAATACGCCTGTTAATCTGTATGTACAAACTCTCCACCAAATATTGTTGGTATGATGATGGTCAAATGATAGTAAAGATGTATTTTATAAACGAAATACCCTTTACGTTTGATGAATTACCGTTTGATTATCTATGGAATGAGACATTGTGCAGAGTTGCAGACGCAAATCGTACATATAATCCTGACTATATGTACAAAATGTTTGGTTATTTGATGATGGAGGAATTGCATCCACTTTATTTTCCAGTTGAATTAGAAAACCCAGAACTTTTACCAGATGATCTAGAGTATCTCTACGAACAGGAAGAATCAACCTAACTAAATAGATCATAGCAATATTTTGGCGATTATAAGAAGATGCCTCTTAATAAACTAGAGAATTTTGTCAAGAATACTGAAGGTCGTATTCTTTACGTGAATCCAAATGACATTGATTCCACTGATGCAATCACGAATCAAGGTAATTCACTGGCACAACCATTTAAAACAATTCAACGTGCATTACTTGAGTCTGCGAGATTTTCATATGTACGAGGAGCAAATAACGATTTAATAGAAAGAACAACAATATTAATATATCCTGGCGAGCATGAAGTAGATAATAGACCTGGTTTTGCTTTAAAAGATGTTGGTTCAACTGCAACAGCCGTATCACCCTCTGGTGCAGAGACAGCAGCTCAAACTACATTATCACTTGATTTAACCTCTAATTTTGATTTAGCACAAGAAGATAATATACTTTACAAATTTAACAGTATTAATGGTGGTGTAATCGTACCTCGTGGTACATCCATCGTTGGACTAGATTTAAGAAAGACAAAGATAAAACCAAAATATGTTCCTAATCCAACTGACGTTTCTGCACCTGCAACCGCATTATTCAGACTAACAGGAACATGTTATTTCTGGCAGTTTTCCATATTTGATGCTGATGAATCTGGTTTGGTATATACAGACCCAATTGATTTCTCTGCAAATAATCAATCAACTCCAAGTTTCTCACACCACAAACTTACATGTTTTGAGTATGCAGATGGTGTTAATGTTGACAACCGATTCGGTTTAACTGACCTTGAAATTTATTATGCAAAGTTATCAAATGCCTTTAACATTGCATCTACAAGAGATATAGATCAGAAATATCCAGCATCAACTGAGGGATTTGCACCACAAAGACCTGAGTTTGAAATAGTTGGTGCGTTTGCATCTGATCCATTAAGTATTTCATCACTAATTTCTGGTGATGGTGCAACACCTGGTACAGTAATAACTGTTACTACTACCACACCTCATGGATTAAGCAGTGGAACACCAATTAAAGTAAAAGGTGTATCAACACCAGACTATAATATATCTACGAAGGTTGCAAGTATATTAAGTGGCACACAATTTACATACTTATTACCATTTGTTAGACCAAATTTAAAGGCAACACCTGATTCAGTTTCATCAGCAACAATTACAATTGAAACTGATACAGTAACAGGTGCATCACCATATATCTTTAACGTATCATTACGTTCTGTATTTGGTATGAATGGTGTGCTTGCTGATGGTGCAAAGGCAACAGGATTTAGAAGTATAGTTGTTGCACAGTTTACTGGTATCTCATTACAGAAAGATGATAGAGCGTTTGTAAAATATAATAAAACATCAAGGGCGTATGAAGGTATAACAGTCCAATTATCTAAAGGTGCTTCATTATCAAAAGAATCATCTTCACTAGACCCATCTACAGTATATCACTTAGATAGTGATGCGATTTATAGAAAGGGATTTGAAACAACTCATATCAATATGAAAAATGATGCGATCATGCAGATCGTGTCTGTGTTTGCGATTGGATTCAATAAACACTTTAATGCAGAAACTGGTAGTGACGCATCAGTTACTAACTCAAACTCAAACTTTGGACAGATTGCACTTACATCTGATGGATTTAAGAAAACTGCATTTAGTAAAGATGATACAGCTTTCATTAGTAACATTATTACACCAAGAGCAATTGTTGAAGAACCAGTAACTGTTGATTGGCAATCACTAGACGTAGGGTTAACCACATCTGTTGGTATCTCAAGTCATCTATACTTATTTGGTTTTAATGACTTTGACGATAAACCACCTGTAATCATTCAAGGTTATCGTGTCGGTGCAAAATCAAATGATTTATTATCATTGAATGCAAATGGTTCAATAAAAACTGCTGCAATAAACATGACTGACAATGTTGTAAGCACAGCATCTACAGTCACCACAGGAACAAGCGCAAGTTCAAAGATTTTTAGAGTACAGTCAGGTCCGTCATTTATTCAAAATAATACTGCATCCTCAAATATTTTCACTATAGGAACACATACACTACAAACAGGTGAGAAGATTCGTGTGCTTAGTGATGATGGAGACTTACCAGAAAACATAGAAGTTAATACAGTTTATTTTGCAATAAAGGTTTCATCTACAGAAATTAAACTTGCATCTTCTGTAACAAATGCACAAAATAATGTTGCGATTACAGTGTTTGGGGGAACAAAATTATTTGTAGAGAGTCGTGTTTCAGATAAATCATCAGGTGATATTGGATCACCAATACAATTTGATAGTGTAAATAGAAACTGGTTTATTCATGTCCCTACAACAAACGACATCTACACTGCGTTAGAAACAGAAGGTGTTACAGGATTAACTGAAAAAAGTAATGTCACAACAATTTCAAGAACAGTTGATGCGAGATCATTAGATGAAAGATTATATACAGTTCGTGTTGTTGTACCAAAAGAGGCAGCTAATGCTAAAGACCCTAATGATGGATTTGTTATTCAAGAATCAAGCACAACAGGTGTCAGAGCAAGTACAGATTTTTCAATAAGAGATATTGATGCAACAGATGTATTCTTTAATCGTAATCCAAGATTTATAAGCACATGTTCATCTGCTGGTGGTACAGTTACTGTAAGGACAGAATTACCACATAATTTAAATGTAAATGACAAAATAAACATATTAAATGTAAAGAGTTCAAATAATGCAACTGGTGTTGCAAACTCTGCATTTAATGGAACATTTACTGTATCTGCAATTAATAGTGACAAGGAGTTCCAACACACAACAACTGACACAGATGGTGCGGTGCATAATACAGGTAGTTTTACGAATGACACCTCTGATAGAACAACTAATTTACCTAGATTCCAAAGAAATGATTTACAATCAAATCATTATATCTACAGAAGTGAAGTTATAAGTGACTATATTAAAGATGTGCAAGATGGTATTTATCATCTATTTGTATTGAAAGCAGATAATGCAATCAACACTGAATTTACAGATCAAAAATATAGTCAGAATGTCACCGATCTTTATCCACAACAGGATAAGGATAATATAAATGACAATCCACCATCTGCTGTATCATTTGCTAGAAGAAATCCGATTGGTGACGTAGTTACTAATAGTTTAAAAAATAGTATAACAAGAGAAGCAAACGATAAATTACTACAAGATTTTGGAAGAGGACTTAAAATTACGAGTGTTGACTCTACAACAGGTGTTTCTACACTTACATTTGATAGAGAACATGGGTTAAGTGGTATTGTCACTTATTCAGATTTCACAGGTGGAACTGGATATAATAATGGTACATATCATAACATTAAATTATTTAATGAAGGAACAACCACATGGGATGGTGCAACTGCAAAGATCACAATATCTGGTGGATCAATAATCAAATTTGATGTGACAGATGGTGGATCTGGTTATGGTGCTGAAAAGTTAGAATTTGATCCTACATTTATAGGTTCACCGAGTATTGGTGCAGCTGCGACATTCACATCAGTTGGTATCTCATCGAACATAGGTGATGTTTTACAAGTTACGGGTATCGGTACATTAACCGATGGTTTCTTTAGAATTTCATCAGTTCCTTCAACTAAAACTGTTGCGATTGCAAAAACGGGTGGAGATGATTCATTCTTATCAGGGCAATTTGCTTTAAATTTAGGACCTGCTGTTGCAATATCATCAGATGATTTTGAATCAGTTAGTGGTGTTTCTACGTTTACATGTAGCACTGCTCATGGTTTAACAATCGGAAGTCCATTTAGAATTATTGATAGTTCAAATAATAAATTAGGTGACTTTACAGTTAAAGAAAGAGTCGGTATAAAAACATTCTCTGCTAAAACAGATGCGAATCTTAGTGGAG